AGTTAGGTGCATAGAACAAGCATCTAAAGAGTACAACCTAAGATGCCCACTTACCGGTGAGTACAAAATAGGAGATAGTTGGAATGAAACCCACTAAAGAAAACAGAAAGAAGTTTGACCTTGATTTAACTTATGGAGAAATAAGAGAAGAAAAGATAGCAGACATGCTAACTAATAAAAAAGTAGAAGTAAAATCAGAAAGAGATATATGGCAGAACACAGGTAATATCTGCATCGAGTATGAGTGTTGGAACAAGCCTTCGGGCATAAGAGCTACAGAGTCTGACTACTGGTTTCATAACCTGTGCATAGGTGACGAAGAGTACTGCACCTTAGTATTTAAAACAGATACACTTAAAAAGATAGTCGATAAACTTGATACGTTTAAAACTGTATCAGGTGGAGATGGCAACGCCAGTAGAATGTACTTAGTAAATTTACAAAAGCTTTTTTCTACTGACGTTATAAAAGCATTTAAGGAAATCAAGGATGAAGAATAATAAAACTTTAGATACTCTTGTACAGGATATATACGAAGTTATAGAAGTTCTGAATGATGATGAAGCTATTGATATTCCGGAACGAATGTACGAGGAGTTTGGAAGAGATATGGAAGATGCTCTTAGACATTGGGCAACTCCTGTAGATAGACCTAAGAATGGATTACGTATGTCTAACATTGGTAGACCTTTACGTAGACTATGGTATGACTTGAACACCGAGCAGGATAAAGAACAAATAGATGCTCCTACTTATATCAAGTTTTTATATGGTCATTTACTTGAGGTTTTACTTTTGTTTTTTGTTAGGTTATCCGGACACGTTGTTCAGTCAGAACAAAAAGAAGTTACTGTGTCAGGTATAAAAGGACATATGGATAGCGTGATAGATGGTGAAGTCATAGATGTTAAGACTGCCTCTGGCTATGCATTTAAAAAGTTTAAAGATGGTACATTAGCTCAACATGACTCCTTTGGTTACTTATCGCAGTTAGCCGGCTATGAGAAAGCAGAGAAAACAAACAAGGGTGGGTTCTTAGTAATGAATAAAGAAACAGGAGAGCTTACTGTTTTTATTCCTGATGATTTAGAAAAGCCAAATATAACTCATAGAATAAAAGAAGTTAAACAGGCTATGAAGAGAAAGACACCACCAGAGTATTGTTATCAGCCTATTCCAGATGGAGTATCAGGGAACATGAAACTACCGAGAGATTGTACATGGTGTCCTCACAAGTTCGAATGTCACAAAGATACAAATGATGGAAAAGGTTTACGAACTTTTGATTATGCAAAAGGTAAAGTCTATTTAACTCATGTAGAAAAACTACCAAATGTAGCTGAAATAATATGAATAATAAAGTAGCAAAAAAGTATAGACAAAAAGCAAAAGAACTTACAGTAGACTGGATTAAATCTCTTATTCCTGATGAAGAAGGAAAGAAAGTTAATATAGATACGTTTCAAGATTATATGCCAGAGCAAAAGTATGTTTACGCTAATCGAAAGTTTATGCTCTCAGCGTTTTCTGAAAGATGGTTTTATCAAAAACTAAAAAAGATAAACAAAGATATAGACTCTGTAACTTTAAAGGATTTTCAAAGTGAAGAGAGGTTATAGAAAACCACGTAAGATTAGACCGGTTGAAAAAGATGTTCCTAAAGGCTATGACTCTGGGTGGGAATATCAACTACACAACTCTGTTTTAAAGTCTTGGAACCATCATTCAGACAAAATTAATTATATTGTCGAACATAAATACGAACCGGACTTTACACAGACAATTGATGGTGTAGAATACCTACTAGAAGCCAAAGGTAGGTTCTGGGATTACCAAGAATACAACAAGTATGTTTGGATAAGAAAGTCTTTAAAGCCTAATCAAGAGTTAGTCTTTTTGTTTTCTAGTCCTAGTTCTCCTATGCCACAGGCAAAAAGAAGAAAAGATGGTACAAAAAGAAGTCATGCTGAATGGGCAGAGACTAATAATTTTAAATGGTATAGTGAGCATACGCTCCCTAAAGAATGGATAGAATAATATGGAATATAAATTTAACGAAAAAAATATAATAGAACAAATACAAAGGTATGTAGATGGTACATATGAGAGACATTACGCACAGGGAAAATATCAAGCAACTGATATGATTATTGATGCAGGTCATGGCAAAGGTTTTTGCATGGGTAATATTATGAAGTATGCTATGAGGTGTGGTAAGAAAGAAGGTAATGACGCTGAATATGACTTGTTAAAGATTATACATTATGCAATTATAGCTATAGCATTGGAAGATACTGAGTATCATTTAGGAGAAACAAATGATTGACGACAAAGTAGGAGTTAAACCTTATCTAGGTATTAACATTAATTATAACAAAGAAAAGAAACTAGACCGCTTCAGTCTAGACACACTCAAAGATAGATACCTCTACAAAGAGGAAGGAGAAACACATGCACAAGAAGCTTTCGCACGGGCTGCAGTATTTGCTGCAACATTTAAAGGACAAACAGATTTCGAGTTGGCTCAGAGACTTTATAATTACTCTTCCGACTTATGGTTCATGTTTAGCACTCCTATTCTTAGTAATGGGGGAACCAATAGGGGTTTACCTATTAGCTGTTTTCTCAATTATGTACCTGATAGCAGGGATGGTTTATCTTCTCATTATGATGAAAACATTTGGCTCGCAAGTACAGGTGGAGGCATTGGTGGATATTGGGGAGATATTAGGAGTAATGGCATCGCTACTGCTAACAATAGTCGTTCTACTGGCTCTATACCATTTATGAAAGTTGTTGACTCTCAGATGTTAGCTTTTAATCAAGGCATAACACGTAGAGGGTCATACGCAGCATACATGGACATTGACCACCCAGAGGTAGAAGAGTTCATAAATATAAGAAAAGAATCCGGTGGAGATATAAATCGTAAATGTCTTAATTTACATAATGGAATTAATCTTACGAATGAGTTTTTACAAGCAGTTAAAAATAATGAAGACTGGAGATTGATTGACCCTAAGACTAAGGAAGCTGTAAAGATAGTTAGTGCTAGAGACCTCTGGTGGCAGATACTAAATGCAAGAGCAGAGACTGGTGAGCCTTATATGATTAATATAGATAACTGTAATGATGCTATGCCAAAACAACAAAAAGATTTAGGACTAGAGATAAAACAGAGTAATCTTTGTTCAGAAATAACTCTACCTACCAACGAAGAACGCACTGCAGTTTGTTGTCTTTCCTCAGTAAATCTTGAGCACTTTGATGAATGGTCAAAAGATAAAAATTTTATTGAGGACCTAGTGACTATGCTCGATAATGTTTTACAACATTTTATAGATAATGCTATTGACATATCTGAGATAGGGGAGTATAATGCTAATTACAAAAGATTTGCAAAACATGTTAAAGAAGATAAAAAATCATTTACAAAAGCTGCGTACTCAGCTTACAGAGAAAGAAGTATCGGCTTGGGTGCAATGGGTTTTCATGCGTATCTCCAACGCAAAGGCATCCCTTTTGAAGGGATTTTCGCAACTGGCTTTAATTACAAAGCCTTCCAACATATCAAAGGAAATGCTGTGGAAGCTAGTAAAAAACTTGCCGAGATACGTGGGGAAGCTCCTGATATACATGGTAGCGGTATGCGGAACGCTCATTTGTTGGCTATTGCTCCTAATGCCAGTAGCAGTATTATATGTGGTGGCACTTCCCCTAGTATTGAACCATATCGTGCTAACGTATATACACACAAAACTTTATCAGGTTCGTACCAAGTTAAGAACAAAAATCTTGAAAATCTTTTCAGAAGAAAAGGTATAACAGGAACAGAACTAGAGAAAGTCTGGAAAGATATAGCAGCTAGTGAAGGCTCTGTTCAACATCTAGATATTTTAGACGACAAAGAAAAAGAATTATTTAAAACCGCAAATGAGATTAACCAAATTTGGATAGTCGAACATGCGTACAAAAGACAAGAGTTCGTTTGCCAAAGTCAAAGCGTCAACTTGTTTTTTGTTTTTCCAAAAGCAACTGAACCTCAAGACATACATGACGAATACTTACAGTATGTAAATGATGTGCATTGGTACGCTATGCATACGTTGAAGTCTTTGTACTACTTTAGGTCAGATGCTGCTAGAACCGCAGAGAATGTAAATATAAAAATACCTCGAATAAGATTAGAGGAAGTGGATTGTATTGCTTGTGAAGGATAAAGATAGAAAATTTAGTCAATTTAGAAGACGCATGTGGCTTGATTATTGTGACGAGCATTATGCTTCTGCTTTATCCGAAGAAGAGTATTATAAAAAATATAACAAATGGTTACTGGCTCAGTATGCTAGTTACCTCAATGGAGAATAAATGAGTTTATTAGGAACAAGAGAACATTACAAACCCTTTGAATATCCTTGGATGTTTGATTACTATGTGCTACAAAATCAAATGCATTGGATGCCTGAATCGGTTCCTTTACATAATGATGTTAAAGACTGGCAAGACCTTAGTAAAGAAGAAAAGAATTTATTAACACAGATATTTAGATTGTTTACTCAATCAGATGTAGACGTTGGCTCCGGGTATATAGATAAATATATGAGAATATTTAAGAAGCCAGAAGCTCGAATGATGATGTGTTCTTTTGCTAACATGGAGTCTATCCATCAACACGCTTACAGCTTACTCCTTGATACAGTAGGTATGCCAGATATAGAATACAAAGCTTTTGCTGAGTACGAAGAAATGTCAGACAAGCATGATTATGTTGGAGAGTTTAAACCTACACTCAAAGATAAAAAAAGTATTGCAAAGACTCTTGCTGTATATTCAGCTTTTACAGAGGGACTACAACTTTTCTCAAGCTTTGCAATCTTGTTAAACTTTCCTAGATTTGGACGCATGAAAGGAATGGGACAGATAGTAACGTACTCTATACGTGACGAGTCTATGCATGTTGAAGCTATGACAAAACTATTCCGAGAGTTTATCCAAGAACACTTAGAAATTTGGACAGATGATTTTAAAAAGGAACTCTACGACATTTGTAGAAAGATGGTAGAGTTAGAAGATAAGTTTTTAGATTTAGTATTTGATATGGGTAACATTGAAGGGCTTACAAAGAAAGATATGTATGCTTACAATAGATATATAGCTGATAGAAGATTACTTCAATTAGGATTAAAAACTAATTTTGGACAAAAAGATAATCCTCTTGGGTGGATTGACGAAGTGATGGGGGTAGAACATCAGAACTTCTTTGAAGGTAGAGCTACCTCTTATATGAAAGCAGGTCTTCGAGGAAAACAAAACATAATTACATTTAATGAAATAAAAAATGAAGAAGAACAAAAGGTCGAAGGAAGCTAACCTAATAAGTTGGAAGCTTTGCATTGACTCTGAGAATAAATTAGTTACAGAACTTAGTTCTTTCCCTGTTGAATATATCGACCTATTCCA